GACATCTGTCTTTACAAGAAGGTTCTTGCTATCTCGCTTCACAGTATATAAACAAAGATTCAGAATGAGGAATGGCTGGTAAAGCAGCCGTGAGGTATGCATGCAAGTTAAGTTTTTCCCAGAGTTCACCAGCCCGATGGATTTCATTACCGATTTTCTTGAGTCCAAAAAGGGCATGACAATTTCGGACTTGGGCGAAAAGGCGAAGGTCCCAAAGTCGACGCTATTTGTCGGCCTTTCAGCGGACAGCACGCGCTGTATCAATAATGAAAACGCCAGGAAGCTGGCTAAGGCAATGCGGTTAAGCAAAGAAGATGCTGAAAAATTCATTTGGCTCTGCTGGTGGGATGGCGTTGTTAAAAGGGATGACTCTGGGCATTCGGCGGTACTACGCGGGGCGTTAGTCGCGTCTTTTGGTGAAGACCTTGGAATTGCCGACTTAAACCCTCGGGAAAAGGGCATTGAAGCGTTGCTTCGCCGCGAGAGACTCGTTGCGGAGCGCGAGCGAATCGCGAGCGAGCGCGAGGCTCTTTTGGCTGAGCGCGACAGCACTCTGACGAAGGAGACGGGAGCGCTCACGGAGCGCGAGAAGATCATCCTCGAGAGGGAGCGGGGCATTGAGGATCGCCTGAAGGGCCTCCGTAGGTTGATGAAGGACGTCTAGGGGAAGGCCAACCTTGGGCTCAGAAAAAAAAGACATGAGTTCTCCAGTCAGGGTCGCCCCTGATTTTAAAAAATTAAATTTTAGTTTTACTTTTGGCCTACTTAGGCCGGCTCGACTTGTCCCGGTGCTTCTCTGCATCGGGTTCAGACTTCAGCGGCATTTTGCTTATTTGAAACAATGCCTTGGCTGCTTCTTCAAGCGGCGGAGTGTCGGCAGACCGCTTCGAGAAGATAATTCGAACCGGCGTTTTGGCGAGAGATTGCTTCATTGCTGCACCTGGCTTTCGCTGGTGTTGTCGCTGTTGGCTTCGATGGCCGCACGAAGTCGTTTGACCTCGGCAAGGCGCTCAGCCTCTTCACGGAGATAGATGGGGTGGTCGTAGTAGCCAAGAACTTTGCGCAGGGCTTCTCGGGGGCCGTATCGGCTGGGCCATAAGTTGGTGGAGTAAGCCCGGTGGACCGTGAGGTAATTGATGCCAGCCTCTTGTGCGATCATTTTAATCGGTTTGCCAATCTCTTCTATCAGACTCAACGGTCTCGGCTGTTTTTCCTGCTGTGTTTTGCTCATGTCAAAACTGTGTATAAAAAGTAGATTCGTCAAGACAAAAAGTTTATTATAGCTTTATCTGCTTATTTTTCATTTACTTATACTGGTCAACCTCTATATACCGTCTGTGTCTAGCTTAAAGATTAGGGCCAAAAAGGGTCTGAGAGCCTTTGGCTTAAAACAAAAAGATATCGCCGATGCTCTCGGTTTGTCACCTCCAAGTGTCTATCTTGTGCTTGGAGGCAGGGGTGAATCACAGTCGGTTATAGCAAAAACAGCGGAAATGATTCAGTGCTCGGTTGAGTGGTTGCGGTACGGTACCGGCGAACCCCCATCCTGGGCATCTAACGACCCCGACATTCTGACTAGTGAGCGGATAAGTACTGGAATCAAAGAACTTTACGGAAGCGTTGAGGCAGCATCATTAAACTCGACAATGTCTGTCGAGGAGATAAACCAATACATGGATAACAGGTTTGAGGATTCAAACGAATACCTGTATCCCGCTGTTTTGGTTAAGGCATCAAAACAATGGATCCTGAGGGGTTTTGGTGATCCACCTGAGTGGGCTAAGGCATATCCACACCTGACCCAGCCTAAGCGCAAGCCAACTCCAGAATCAGACGTTGAGGTATATCACGAGAAGCGATTAAGGGTTGGCTCCCATGAGATGCGAATTCCAGTTGGCGGGACAGTTACCGCAGGGAGCGGTTGGTCACATAACGATGATGAAGATGGAGTCTCAATTAAGGTCCCATCGGGCCTCATTGCGGTAAAGATCGAGGGGCAGAGCGCTGAGCCGCTTGTTGAAGATGGGCAGTATGTCCTGGCAGACCCCAATATCGATACCTCTGACATACCAATTGATGCCATTGTTGTTGTGCAGACGCCTCTCAACGAGGCTTACTGCAAGCGATTTAGCGGCATGAAGAATGGTAACCTTTTCTTAACTAGCGTTAATCAGGGGCGTGGTAGCATTATCGTCGATGACGAGGGTTGTCGGGTCATGCAAGTCGTGGGCGTGCTCTTCTGAGCAATTTCCACAATTCATAAGGTGAATTCGCAAGTTATGAATGGCATTAAGAAAATCATTGAAAACATTGTGTTGTTTGTTTTCGTGGCCTCGTTACCCGCGGCATTCGTCATTTTTAACATGTATCATGATTCCAGTCCAGCTTACGAAACAGTAATCATTCCGGAGAACGATCATCATTTCAAGGTAGAAATTGATTACAGCCCATACTCAGAAGCGGCTATTTTCATGAAAAGCGAAGAGTCGTTTATCAAGGCAATTGACCGGTCTTTATTTCAAGGCCTCTCAGTTGGTATGAACCCTGATGATGTGGAAGATGACCTAAAGGTTGTTGGCTCCATTGAATACTGGGGGTACCCATCATTTGGTGATGCCTTCTTGATCCCATTAGAGTCTGGAAGGTTAATGTTTCAGGTTGACGAAACACTACCTGAAGACCGAGCGAAAATAAACTTAATCACTGATGTAATACTTGAGCCGACATCCATGAATCTGAAGGACATAGTTAATCAAGATATCATATCTAAAGCCCCTGACGATTGGTCACCCGAATCATTAGTTATTTGGGGCATCGGAGATAGCCAAAAGCAGTTTTACCACATCAGTTTTAACGGCAATTTTGTAGAGAGCGTCACATGGGGTATAGAGTGAAATTATCAGCAACACTGGATATTTCATGATTTACAAAGAAAGGCTGAAATGGGAGGATCTTAAGTTATGATAGGTGCTCTAACCAGGTGGTTCATGTTCGGTGTCGTTATGTTTTGGCTGACCCGAGCAAAAGCACCTTTGACATACCTATTGATGCAATTGTGGTTGTGCAAACACCAGACAACTCTGCCTACTGCAAGCGATTCAGCGGCATGAAAGACGGCAGCCTTTTTTTAACAAGCGTGAACCAGGGCGTGGGAAGTGTCATCGTCGATGCCGAAGGCTGTCGGGTCATGCAAGTCGTGGGAGTGCTTTTTTGAATCATGTATAAAGTAATTTGCAATAAGCCAATATATTTTGATAGGATACGAGCAGAGACGTTTATTGCTGAAAAATACAACGCTTTGGATGTTATTGAACGGTTTGGCCTTTGGATCGAAAGTATCAATGGAGAGGTGCCTATCGTAAAGCATATGAATGAGCAGTTGGAAAAGATGAGCCAAGAAGAGCTGGAGGACTTCTGCAAGAACAATTACTTTATTGAATATAGCGATGATGAGGCCGAGGTTGAACTGCCATATGTATTATTCGATGCTTTGGATGTGAATAAGATTGGCTTTTTTGTCAAAAAGACAGACGACGGTGTCTGTGTGGCGGCCACTCGTGAAGCGCTTAATTATTCTGATGGATCATTCCGAATTGAAGGAGTAATTCAAATAGAGGGTACTTTAAGAAGCCTTTTCATAAAAACCTGGGATGATTGTTTTGAGATCAATTCAGACGGTGTAACTTCTCAGTTGCTGGGTGATCTTGGCACCGGTTCTACCGATGAACCAAAATCAACAGCTTCAGGCCATCCCGGTTCCTATTTTGCGACGATGGTTGCAACAGAAAGATTCATTAAAGATTTGTTGCAAATAGAAAAGGAAACCTTAGGGAAAAATCCAGCAGACCTCCTAACTTCTGACCTCGACTTTGAGAATTACGGCAAGCGCCTGACTTCTATCTTTATGGGTACCCGTGAAATACTGGATAAAGCTGATGAGGGTGATCCGTCGCTAATGCCGGCAAGAATCTGTGGGTTGGCTGCGATTCGCCTTTCTTTTATGATGGCGGGACTCCAGCTAAAAACAGAGGGGCAACCTGGAACAAGTTGGTCAGAGCAAAATGATCTATTATATGAATACAGGCATTTGATGAATCTGCTAGAGAAGTCGTGGAACAATAAAAATAAACTAAACGAAAACGATATCCAAGTTTTAAATGAAATGGTAGATAAAACCACGGCTCAACTAAAGGGTGATTTAAATAAAAATGTTGCTGTAATCAGCTTTAAGCCTTACTTCTTTTCCGGTATTATTGCAATGGCAACATGTAACCTGCTTTTTATGCAGGAAAGTAAAAGCCGAGGGTATTCCGACCTAACGTGGGATAATTTTGGTTTTTTGGGTGCTGCGTTCTTTACCATGCCTCCCTTCTTAATAACGGTAGCCATGTGTCGTTTTGCATTTGATCACCGAGAAGGTTTATCGTGGCACTTTTTGTCATGTTATCTTGGCGTAATTGTGGCTCTTTTCGTGAATCAATTTGCACTGGGGATATGATAGGTTGAAACTCTTTGCACCGATATTTGAGGGCCGATCAACGAGGCTTACTGCAGGCGATTTAGCGGCATGAAGAATGGTAACCTTTTCTTAACTAGCGTTAACCAGGGGCGTGGTAGCATTATCGTCGATGACGAGGGTTGTCGGGTCATGCAAGTCGTGGGGGTACTCTTTTGATGGATATATTCGTTAAATCACTTCGCTACATAATATTTGCCCCTGTGGCGATTGCTGTTGGGTTTATATTAGAACGACTTTTCTTTCTATGGTCTATGAGTGCTATCTATGGCACCGGCCAACCGTCATATGGGTTTTATGCTTTCCCTACTGCAATCGTGGCAGCTTTGTTTGGCTCAACCGTTATTATTCTGCTCGCAGCCAAGATCGCACCAGCAAATAAGCATTATGCAATAATAATAGCGGGCTCTATTCATTTAGCTTTACTCCTTGCTGCTTTCTCTGTTGGAATTCATATTCAAGAAGGGGTAATGTACTTCATTGTTCTAGCGGCGAAGGTGATAGGCACTTTCCTAACTGCTGCAGCATTTTTTGTTAACTTTAATAATGACGGCACTTCGAAGTGATTTGATTGATGAGGAACACTCAATGGCAAGCGGATTATTTCAGCTTCTTTCTCTATTGCTTTTTCTTCTGTTTGCATCGCTTATTGCGTATGTAACGCTCAATAGCGTTGAGGTTTCATCAAGCAGAACAATGGCCGATGTCTACCCATATGCTCGTTTAATTGTTGCGAACTTTGGATTTGCTGTGGTCTGTGGATTATTGTATGGATATAGGTATTTTTCTAATTTGTCTTCAAAGTCCGAGGGTTTTCATGACGGGAAACGAGGCGATGTGAGGTATTGCGCAAGCCCAGTAGGATTCATGGATGTGTTCTATTTCTTGCATTTTTCGGTCGCAATGAACTTCATTCTATTTCCAGCACCTTTGCTTGAGGGTCTGAGTTTAGAACATTTTCGGGATGTAATTCTCCCCTTGATTGCAGGCGTAATAGTATTAACGGTTCCATGGTTCCTTCACTCAGCTAATTATCCATACCCATCAAGCTATGTCGGCTGGGAGTCATTTAAGTGCAACCTTTGGTCATTAGCGATATTCGTGGTGTTTAAATTGTTTTTTGGTTTTATCTTTGGTTGGTAGTGTCCCGTGAAAGCCAAAGTCTCCACTCCAAGTCCCTGGATAATCTACTGTCGTGTCTCCACTGAGGATCAGGCCCAAGGTGGCGTTAGCCTCGATGCACAGCTAAGCGCCTGTCGTGCCTGGGCAACGCTGAAGGGAGTTGAGGTTGCAGAGGAGATAATCGACGCGGGGCAATCTGCGAAGACTCTCAAGCGACCAGGAATGCAACGCCTGCTCAAGATGATTGAGGACGGCACCGTTGCTGGTGTTATCGCATGGCGACTTGACCGGTTAACGCGCTCGATTCGAGACTTGGTGACGCTGCTTGACTTATTGGGTCAATCTCGGGGTCTAGTGAGTGCAAGCGAACAACTCGACACAACGAGTGCAATGGGGCGCTTTGTCGTGCATATGCTTGGGGCCATCGCGCAGTGGGAGCGTGAGACCATTGGCGATCGAACGCGCATGGCTCGTCAGCACATCCAATCCCTTGGCTACTTTGCCGGTGGTAAGATTCCACCTGGCTTGGCCATCGAAAACGAGGGAGAACGCAAGCGGCTCATTCGTGGGGAATATGCAGAGATATTAGAACGCATGTGGCCAATGGTTCTTGATGGCGACTCCATGGGAGACATTGCACGAGCGATGGAAGCTGCCGGCGTGCCGGGAAAATGGCCAACCGTGCGAGTTAACAATCTGCTAAAGTCACGACAGTACATCGGCCTGCTCGTTGATGAGTCAACGTACGAATCAGTGATCGCACACCTCAAAACCAAGCAGAATCCTCAACGAAGGAAGGCAGCCGTGAAGATTGAACGATCACCAAAGCGCGAGTCGCCACTGAAGGGCTTGGTGCGCTGCCCAACATGCGGAAAGGCTATGGTGCAAGTAACGGCCAAAGGGCGCTCCGAGACCTACAATTACTTTCGTTGTACCGATAAAGCTAAGCAGATTTGCAGCCAAAAGGATATTCGATGCGAGAATGTCGAGGAACGGATCATAGGCGCCATATCTGAGGCGATCACGGGTGGGGCATACTTGGATGCCCTCGAGAAGGAGTTAGCGCCTCTGCGTGGCGCAGGGGCCAAGTACCAAGAAGAACTAACGGCATTGCTCTCCGAGAAAGAGCAACTTGCGGCACGTATCCGTGATTTGAGCCTCCATGGTCCGCGGCCGGGAAGCGAAGCCTGGAAAATGTCGACAACCCCACTCTTTGAGCGAGCTGATGAACTTGGCCTGGAGATTGCGCGCTGCGAAGGATCGATTGCTGCGATTGGAATAGACAAGCAAGGCACTGAATGGGCGATGGAGGTCATCACGGATGCACTTGAACGACTCAAAAGGCCCGAGGTTATTGAGGATCAAACAACCCTCCTTGAACATCAAAAGCAGGTTTTTTCCAGCATAATCAAGCAAGTGACCCCTGGCGGCAAAGAGGTTATTCTAGAGTTGTTTCTGCCCGAAAATGCAATCACCCCCGCCGGTGGCGAGGGTGAAGCAAAGACTTCTGGTTCGTTTAGAAGTCAAATTTGGCTCGGCGGAGTTAGTGGAAAACGAACCGTTTTGGTTCGAGTTGCAAGATAGACTACAGGCACAGTAAAAACTTGAGCCTCCTAAGTTTAGCATCAATAATATTCAGCACGCGAAACGAATCATTACTTGATAAGCTATCGGACATGAAATCCAACGACCAACATTCATTGGGTGCAACCGGCACCGTGAGCGGGATTGGATTGCGATTTGGCAATCATTTCTTTGGTTTGATCCGTAAGTTCAGCTCCAGTTTCTTATAGACGCGATACACGCGTTTATGGTTCCAGGTGTAGCCTTGGTTGCGTATCCAAGCGTACATCAGTCCAAATCCCCAACGAACGTGGGTCGCTGCCAGACGCAGTAACACGTCCTCAAGATTGCTATCCTTCCCAGTGTCGGGCACATGCCGATAACAGCCTTCGCTAATGGTAAACAGCCTGCAAGAGCGTCGTGCAGCAATCTTTCGATCAGCTACAGTAGCCTGGGCCAGCTCGCGACGCTCACCAGGCTTCACAACTTTTTTTCGATCACCTCCCGCAGGATGTCGCAGTCCATTTGGCTATCAGCATACATCTTCTTCAATCGTTGGTTTTCAGCTTCCAGCTCTTTCATTCGCTTGATCAGCGAAGCGTCCATACCGCCAAATTTCGAGCGCCATTTGTAAAATGAGGCTTGGCTCACGCTATGCTTCCGGCAGACATCAGCAACGCTGACACCGCCTTCGGCTTCCTTTAAAATGGCACAAATCTGTGATTCGGTAAAACGGCTTTTCTTCATGAGATAAGTCTCCTGACCCGATCGGGTCGTCTAGGGTGAAACTCTCTACTTCGAGATGCGTTACGTTTTAGGGAGGACTATACCTCAAAATGAAGTTTTTCAAAGGTTAGCCAAACTATGGGATTGTAAACAATTTAGTTTTATAAAGATTTCCGCCACTACCTACTCCACTTCTCTCTTACCCTCCTTGCTAAGCGAATAGCTCTCTCTTTCGCTTCGTCATCCTGCTTCTCGCGGGCTTGCTTTAGCAAGTTGCGGATCGCTTTTGCTTCGCCCTTGCTGTAGGCTCCTCGGCGCCGGGCTTCATCCATGACCCACTCAACATCAGCATCCGACCAAGGCGAAGGCTCGCGATAGAGACGGCCAAGGCCGGTCATATTGCCCAAAAACTTCCTCAAGGTGGTCTTGTCGTCTGGGGTGATCATCGTTCCCCAGCCGGCACCGTAGCCCCTGATAACGTGGTCGACCTTTCTGGGGTCAATGCTGTAACCACTTAACATGCTACCGATTTTGCCTAATTCCGAAGCACCCTCGAAGCCTTTACGCTTAGTAACATCGCGCTCGTAGGTCTCCCAGTAGGGAACGATCGTGCGACCACGGAAAAGGTCGTAATTCATCATCGACTCAACAACAGGAGCGAAGCCCGAACTCATTGAATTCCAGTCAAGAGGCAGGACTGCAGCAAAAGCACTGTTGCCGTAGTTTTTCCAAGCATCTTTGGCCAGGTCTTCACGGCCCACACTTTGCGCCGCAATCATCTCGGCCATTCGCCGGGCCCCGCTGAACATGAAGCCATATTCGTACGGCATAGGAATCATGATATTCTTGCCGTTTCCAACCGGAATAATGTGATTGAAGTCGCGGAAGTAGGCCGGGTATTTCAGCCAACGCTCCCGGTCTTCCTCGTCCATCATCAGCAAGGCCGCAAGATAGCCCATCACCTGCATGGGCGCCAGGCGCGTCATGATGCGCAAAGCAAAGGCAGCATTGCCGCGTTCCTGTCGCGTCTGAGCTAAGCGGCGCAAGCCCTGCAAGGCTGGGTTCACGAAAAGCAAGACCGAGCCAAGTCCATACACGGCGGCACCCATTTCTGCGAAGTCGATCAGGCCGCGACCAGCATCAGCACCAATTAATCGCGCTTCGCCTTCGGACTTCCCTTCTCGACGTGCCTTCTTGTAGGCAGCCAAGTATTCAACCTTACGGTTAATTGCATCCGACTCTTCGCCAATTTTTTCCCAGGCGCGCAGCATTTTACGCCAAGGCGTAATCAGGGTGCGGCCGGTACCGGTTTCGCTTTGCAGGTATTCAGCCATGCGCTGCCCGATTTGATCAGGCAACCGCTCCATCATACCAGCGAAGGCGCCGCCGGTTGAATGATAGGCCTCGTTCAGGGTCAAGCGCCCCAACTCGCCACGGCCTTTAGCCAGTTCTTCGGCCTTATTTTTCACGAAGTCTAAGCCAAGGCCGCTGTTGCCATCGATCATCCTGGCCTGTGCATCGCGGAACGGTTGCGCAACAAGGAAGGTGGGCGATCGAGTAATCATAAACCGCTGCAAGTTGACCAAGGCCCGCATCGTGCGCGAGAAAAGATCATCGCTGCCGGCTGCACCACGGTTATGCATGGCGTTGAGCGATGCATTCATGGCGCCGTTAAACACCCACATTTCATGCTTACCATCGCGGCGGAAGTGATGGATCTGCCGCCCTTCGTAGGTGTTCTTGCGCTCCCCGTCGTTTTCGCGCCAATGATCCTCGTATTCCTCTTTGCTGACTTGGAAGGCCAGGTCATGGAATTCGCCGCGCTTCTGGTTCTTGCCTGGCTTAAAGGCATCGGTTAAGGCAATCATAGCCCGGTTGCGATCTCCAACAGCGACCGCATTGGCAACCTGAACCAGTAGACCTTGGACCGGGTTGGCGACCTTGCGCGTCGATGACTTAAAACCCTTCGTTGGCAAATTGGCCGTAATAATGTCATCATCAAAAAGTCGGTGCATGTCGATGTAGGCAGGGACCGACTCTTCCTTGGCGATAAATGTTTTTCCGTCTGCTGTTTTCCAGGTATCGCCTTTCTGAACGGCTTTTGGATCAAGCGTATAGCGCACCACCTGACCTTTATTGGTGATTTCCACCGCCATCAATTCCTTGCGCATATACTTATTGTTCATGTCCTCGACTTGCTTGGCACTCAAGAAACCGGAATCATGTAAGTAGCCTAATACAAAATTAGAAATGACGGCGTAGCGACGCAAGAATTCGTCATGCGCTTCGCGATGCGGATCATTGACCATCTCATCAAAGGCCTTTTTCGCCAACTTGTAATCGCTGGTCAATCCGCCACCGATACCAGTAATGCGCTGCGACCACTTCCGCCACACCTGAAAGCGAGCATTGCGGAAGGTAGCCAAAGAATCGCGCACAATGGCGTTTGAAAGCACCGCCCCTGTCGCCTTCGGCACATTAAATGGCTGCTTAGGGTTCATTGCCTTGCGGCTGGCTTTGATCAATTCACCACGCAGCGCGCTGACAAATTCTGGCCCGGTGTGCGCATTAAGCGCCTGCATTGCATCGTCCCGGTCTGGTTGGCTGCCTTTTGATTGTCGGATCAACCGCTCCATCATTTTGACTATTCGTAGCGCGATGGTGTTAGCCTGATCAAAAGATAGGCCTTCCGGTGGTAATTCTGACAACGCGGCTGCTATATGGTCGGCTGGTTCAACACTCTCTAACTTGGCGCGCTGATATTCCAAATCGCCTTCTAGCCTTGTCCGTCGCACCACGCCTTTGGCAACGGCTCGGTCCATTTCGTGTTGGGCCTCTCTGGTTGTGAGGTGCCTGAGTGGTGCCAGGAGCCAGGCGAGATTGACTCGCTCTCCGGTCACAAGATCGAACAACGGCGAGCCATCAAAGGTGGCGAACCCCTTGCCGTACATCCACGATTCTAACTTACCGGCAATGCCGCGACTCAATCGGTTGAGCAATCGGTAATCTTCAAACGGTGACAACTCATCAATCTCTCGGCCTTGGCGCGCTAGGCCCTCATGCCAGCCCTTGATTGCCAAGTGTGCATCATTGAACCAGCGGAACGCCAGCCAATCACGCCACGAACCAGCGGTAAATTCACCCAGCGAACGCTTGTCCTTGGTCGAGAAAACATTGCGGCCATGTGCCAGGTCATTGAGCCAACCGATCGCCTTGCGTATTGGCGAGGTCTGACGCTTAATTAATTCCTCAAGCGCCTCGATCTGGTGTAGTGGTCGGTCTGCGGCCGGCATGCCTTCAATTTGCCGCACATAATTGCCGAATGACTCTAATGCCTCCAGCTGCTCTTGCGGCACATGCTCACGCATCAGGCGCTCTAACTCAGGAAACTTACTCGTGCTCGATGGCGCCACCGCCCAAGCCCGCATAAATTCTGCCCAGCCCTCATGCCGTAGGTATCGCTCGCGGTCTTCCTTGCGCAGCCCTGCCGGCGGTTTGCTGCCAAACTGCCCCCACCAAGCCAAGTCGGTGGCTGGAAGGCTTGGGAGGTCAACAAGGTCATTCAACGCCGCAATGCGGTGGCTGATTTCGTGTGCCGTCGAATCCAAATCGCCTTCGTGCGCGATACCAGTAGCCCCGGTGGCCTCATTGAAATAACCACCCAAACCACGCGGAACAACAATACGTCCCTCGACCTTCGTTTGGCCAAGTCCCGCATCAGTCAAATCCTTCGCGAATTTCTTGATGCGATCAGCGTAATGCTCTAATCGCTTCGCCTTCGTCGGTATCGCGTCGATTTTCGGACGATCAGGCGTGTTCTTGCGTTTGGTGCGCTCAAACGGGCGCCCGGCTTCAGTGCGGCCAATTTCGCCGCGGCCGTCATCGTTGTCCTGCTTATCGAGGTCGCGGTCTGGTGAACCTGGGTCGATATCTCGTTGCGGAGAACCAAAACCTTTGTTAGGCTCTCCGCCAGACCCATTGGTGTTGAACCCGGTGTCTCCCTCTGTCTCCGAAGTCGCGGAGTCATGGTGCCCGGGCTGAGCCGGTGGGTTTGCGCGTTTACTGTCATAAAAAAAGTCACCGTCGTAAAAGAAGTTACCGCTGGCGGTTTCTCGAACCATTGCAACGCCAAGTCCTTCGATGCCATTCACTGTTACAGATTTTTCGAACCGGTGTACCCCTCGAACATGTTCTCGGTTTTTCCGGTCAGGGTCGAAGCCCTTGTAGGTTCCCGTTTTGATAATGTCAGCTATCTGCGGCAGTGCAGAGAGGTCCATAACACTATGGCGCCCAGAAGTTGCATGCTTAATTCCGGCAACAGTAAACTGAATCTTTCCAACTTCTTCGCGTTCAATCGACCTTCCGACAAGGTTTTCTCTCGCCCATGTGCGAGAAGCCTTCATTAAATTTTTTTTGTCATTAAATGGGATTGTGGGGTTGCCTTCTGAAGTTTCATTGGCATCAGGCTCTTCCCGCGAACGCCCTGAATTTCGTTGTGGCGCGGCAAACTCAGTGTTAACATTTACCAAGTCTTCCTGGGTGTCGGCGGCGCTGTCTTTAACTGGTTGTGGTTCTGGATCAGCAACGGCGGTGGTGGTGGCGGGCTCGGCATATTCTGCGGGTTGCGGGCTTGGCGCTGGTTGCTTGACCGTTGCTTGACCGTTGTTTGATCGGCTATCCTTCCACTCGTCAACGGTCTGCATAAACTCTATTTTTAATAAAATCTTGGCTGTTCCGCTGCGCTCCCACGGCGTCCCGCGCAACCACCGCTCTGCTGTCATATCAGCAAAGATATTTGCATTTTCAATAAAATGCTTTTTATCTTCGGGTGTTTCAAGAGTTGAGATAAGACGGTTTGCTCGCTTAGCCATGTGTGACCGCATAATGAGCATATCAGGGTGACCTAAGTCCTGATCGCCTGGTTGTGGATTTGGCGCCGGTTGCTCGTCCTTTTCATGATCTTCGGTTACTTGACCGTTGTTTGCCTGCTCCGGTTGCGCCGCTGCGTCAGCATTCGCCCGGCTGTACGCATTTTTGTACGCCTGCTCCAGCTGGGCATGCGCGCCGCGTTGACCAACCATCCCGGTTGGCATGAGGATATTCGTTGCCAGGAATTTAGCGCGATCGCTCCAGGCCTTTTGCTCTTCTTCGGTTTCTGGCGCCTTGCCGTCGCGCCTGAAGTCTTCCGTGGCGCGTTTCTCGATGGCTTTGCGTAGGGTGTCAAAATTACCGATAGACCCGCTACCCACTGATTGTTGCTCAGTTGGAAGCGGGTTTTCGTTGGTTTTTACTGGCCTTTCTTCAATCGTCGCGGTAGGCACAGGACCAGAAACAGGAGCAGGGTGCGCTTGTTCGGTGGTTTCCTCGGCTGGTGCCGGGGCAAAGTTGGCAGGCGTTAAGCCGGCTTTGCCGCCGCGTAACTTCCCGTCAGCGGTGCGCGCAACCAAACGGCCATCGTCGCGCACTTCTTCGATGGTGTAAACGCTGCCCTTGTGTTTCCCCTTCGTGACGACGACTTTTTCACCGGCTTTAACCTGCTTAAAGTCGGTGCCGCCAGGGGTGAAAATTGATTCAACCGTACCGACTGGCGCGGTGTTTTCCGTTTTGTCGCTCACTTCCTCGGGTTTTTGATCGACAATGCCAACAGGTTGCGGTGGTGCATCTGGCGCAGCATCGCCCTGAACCAACTCGATCCTGCCAGGGCGCCCCGCTGGTGCTGGCGTTGGTTTCCATTTTGGCTCATTGGACTGCGGGACCTCGTTAATTTCCCACGGCATATCACCAGTAAACTGTGGGCCAAACACACCCTCAGTATCAACGCCAGTTGTGGCGGCGCCCTTCGCCATCTGCTCGGCCTTTTGCGTTTGGTCTGCCAATGCATCGGCTTCTTGCCGGGCCGCGATCATCTTCTGCTCGTGCTTGGCCAATTCCGCCGCGTACGGGTGCTCTAATTCCGTATTGGCTGGGGCTGAAGGGTTTTGCGGGTTGCGCGGCTGGCGTAGGAGTTGCGCTGTCAGGATCACCTTGTTTGCCTGCTCTGCGACCGGTTGCGCCGCTGCTCTGGCGACTCCCGCCACATCGCTCGCAATGCCGGTAGCGCCATCTCTGACGATGCCACCAATCGCCGCAACTTCCTCGGCCAACGTTTTCGCATGCGGTGCAATTACCTCGCCGGCCTTGAGTGCGCCTTTTGCCGCGACTTGTATCCCTGCGCCTGCGGCCTGGGCAAGATCCTGCCCGGCTACTTGCGCAATTTCTGGTGCTCGTGCACCGCCGCTTACTGCGGTCCCTAAGACGCCACCAATAGCACCTTCGTAGAACATTGCTTCAGCGGCTTCTTGAAAAGTTTTGCCATCATTGATTGCTTGTAAAAAGCCTGCGCTGCCTTCTTCCGCGTAGTCGCCCAAACCGTTTGTTATCAAGAATTTCGCGACATCATTTTTCGTGGCTAATTTAGCAGCATCATCGAGACCCGCCAGAGCCTCTACTCCGTATTTGCCTCCAACATATGTCGTTAATCCATCAATCAGGCCAGCGGAAATCGCGCTACGGTAGCGTTCGGCACCTTCTTTATGTCGGTTATCGGCAAAGTTAATGCCTGCACCTTGAGCCCCGGCCACCGCGGCCATTGCGGGCAAGCCTAGAGGAGCGGCAAGTATTGCCGGCGCGAGCGATGGTACCGCTCCTGCAACATCAGTCGCGAAGTTACTACCTTTGTCAATTATTTGCGCATACGCTTCCCTGGGCAGAACTTGATCCACATGACCGCTTGGGATGCCACTTTGCCATGCCTGTAATTGTCTTGAGGTGTCATCAATCGACGAATATGCTGCATGAGCCATTCGTTTAATCTGCCGTCTGAGTTTATTCCTACCCCAAATCTGCATCGGTAGCGAGTCACTTGCGACCTCAGCTGCGGCGAATGGCATCTTGCTAAAATTAGAAAGGTTATCGATTACCCTGGCTTGCGTAGTTGCCCATGCATCTCCGCTTGCGCCATTTGACGGGGTGTAGTGGTACAGAGTGCCGACGTCACCAAGAAAGTCTAATTCGCGTTGCTTTTCACCACCATTTAGGCGCTCAACGAGTTTTCCAACAAATTGCTCAGTCTGGGGTACTCCAAGCATGCCAAGGGTCTGTAGGGCCCGCTCGTAAACTTGATCGCCGTGCGCAAAATACCCACCTTTTTCATCTAAAAATGACTGAAAACTTGATAAGGCGACATCAGCGTAGGGATGTTGTTCCATTTAATGACTCCATTTCGTCAATTCATTAAGTAATTCAGAGGCGTTTTATGTGTTGCCAAGTCTTTCATTAATTAAGGTGCGTCGGCCTCCGAGTGTTCTAAGTGCTTCATTTGTAGCGCTGCCAATACCCCCTGCGCCTCGTAGCGCTGCCAATACCCCCTGCGCCTCTTAATTTCCGCTGGACATCAGTTGGGATCCCTGCGCGAACGCGCCATTGATTTAGAATTGCTCGCTGCATATCCGGTTCAGCTTGATCAAGCGCAAGGCGAAATGCATTGGCCTCTTCAGGTGACAACTGCCCAACAACCTCCATCTCGTCTAAAGTAGGTTGCCGACCACTGTATTGCTCACCTCTTGATGTGTCAGGGAATATTTGTGAAGCAGGAGCCTTTAATCTGTTTTTGAGACTGCCATTGCCGAACTTATTATCGATTTCAATTTCATCGGGTGACAAAGCTGCCCTTCTTGGGTCGCGCATGTTCTCTATGGTAAGTTCTGGGGCCGCTACCGACTCGTCTTCCTGCTGTAAGGTTGCTCCAGTCTCTTCAGCGGTTAACGCTGGGGCCGGGGCTGCTTGCTGTTGAGTCGATCCCGCAGGGACGCCATTCCACCACTCTGTCCAGCTACGTTTTGGGTCAAAGAAAGGTGGCTTATATTCTGGCTCAGGCTCCGGTGGCACATGCAACGGCTTCAAGCCAAACGCTGAAGCCTGCTCGTTATAGACTGCGCGTGGATCACCCTCGACGGTTTCAGCAATATCCTTTGAAATGCGCCACATATCCATGTTCAGTGCCGGTGCCGCTTGCGTCTTCGCGGCATCACTTGCGACCTTCTGTTGCAGCAAGTTTTGCCTGGTGAGCGCCAAGCGCATCCGGTTATCTTCCCGATTGGCCTGCAATTCCTGCTCGCGTCGTAAACGAGGGCCCTTCAGGAGTTCAGCCGACAAATGCGCCAGACCATTCATAGCGCCATGCGGCGCAAGTGCTGCGGTGATATATTGACTCATGATTGCCTCTTATCCGATTCCGAAGGTTGCCCCATTGGCGTTCACACGCGGTTGATTGCCAGCAAATCCAAAGAGGCCGCTGCCAAGTAAATTCATCCCGGCCGAAGCCATGTCCCAGCCATTGGCCTGGTTGGCTTGCCCCATTGCCGTATCAAAATTGCTGCGAGCAATCGCGTATTGGCGCTGTGCGTCGGTCAATTCATGCTGCACCGTTAAATTGGTGTCGTGCGCGTTCTGACGGACCTCGCGCATATTCTGGCGATACGGCATCATCGCAGCATTCATGTGCTGTGCCCGCCCTGCTTGCGTTTGCGCGTAGGTGGATTGATCGAGCATTGGTTGGATGCGCTGTTGCGTTTCTGCCTGGGCCTGCGCTGCCATTGGCCCGCCCACATTCGGCGCCGATTGTGTTGCTGCATTCTTTCCCCAAATATCACGAAAACGATCAGCGCGGTTTTCACCGGCTGCCTGTTGACCGCCCAAAGCCTGGATCACCGGGTTGTACGCCGTCTGTGCGTCCCTCGCGTAACCAAACATCGAATCGCGCAGATAGTCGTTTGCCGCGCCCGTGCGTTCGAAATGCGCGTTTTGATCCTCGCGCCATTGATTAATGGCCCGTTGCCGCTCCCGCTGGCGTCGTCGTTCGGCACTTGAACCGAAAAGACCACCAAGCGCCTGCGCTCCGATGCCTGCCGCCATTGCCCACACCATAATTAGCCCCCAAATGCGTTTGGCTGGAAGGAATAGGGTTGATACCCGCCGCCCTGCCATTGTTGTATCTGTGTGCCAGGAACACCGTTGTGCACACCAAAGATGCCCTGGAATTCATTCACCATTGGCCGGCTATTGTAGTTGCCGATCCCGGCGCCGATGCCTGATAGAGCCCCACCAATTGAACCGGAAACACCATTATAAAACTGCTGATCGCTATTGAATTCGGCCAGGTTGGCTTGGTTCGCGCCAATCGTCTGCAAGGCGCTGTTGTTCATGCCGTTTTGCATCGCTTGCGCACCGGCATCGCTGAATGGGTTGGTACCAAAAACCTGCGCCAAAGCCGCGTCACGTTGGTTATTCCAATTGTTGGTGACTTGATCTTCCGCCGCAAGTGCCGCGGTTAAATTGGCTGCGGTTTGGGTTTGGTATCCGCCGTGCAAATCAGCGGCCTGCTTGGCGTGAGTTGTCGCGCCAGCCTGGCCACGGCCATAACTATTGTAATGCGCCTGGTTGAGGTTGCGATTATAGTTGTCTTGGTTCGCCTGCTGACGCGCACCAAAGATGTTTTGGAAAGCGGCCTGTTGGTCTAATTGCAGTTGGCGCGGATCAAAGGCCTTGTCGATGTCGCGCTGCTGCTGATCACGCAGGTTCCGTTGATCACCCAAGTGCCGACCGGTGGCATTCCCATCAAAGGGCTGCACCGGCTGCTTGCTTTTCATGCCAGGAGACGCCATTTTATTGCGATCCTGCGGCATATTACTTCCGACTACTGAGGGTATAGGTCGCATAACTTAATCCTTGATGATATAATTGACGTTCTGGCAGGGGGGCGTATTAGCGAAGGCTTCACTGTCACCCTCTTCTGTCGTGTCTATCTCGTAGAGGTCAAACTTATCTCTACCGTTAGCAAATGTGCTATGCTCATGGCCGCCCTGCGGTCCATCTGAACTAATTTTTTCACCCACGCCAACAGGTCCACTCGTGCGATGGTCAACGATGTTTCTTTGGTTTTCTGATATGTTTTGACCCTCGACCCAGCTACTTCCGTCTCCCATGTAGCCTTTCGTTATATGTTTATGAGGTGGCATATTCCCTTCAGCGAGAACGGTGTTAGCAATCCCGCCAACAGTCCCTCGGTCTTCGTTCGGCACGTTAAGCGGTGCCGTTCCGCCATCGTTCCGGCCACGAGGAAAGCGCCCGCGCAAGTCGGGCAGGTTGAATGTCGTCGCTGAATCGCCGGGCCCGTATGCCACGCCAATTGCCTGAAAAAGTCGCTGGTACGTTGTGCGGTTCAACTCGCCGCCGTGGCACCAATGCCAACCGTTCGGCAAGGCGTCACCAGCAAACGGCACAATCATCCCGGCCGGCAAAACTGGATAATTGGCAACGGTATCATTGATTAATGCGCGCACCTGGCCAACGCTGATACTTTGGTCGTCAATCGAGTCATCTGCCAAGTTGATCGCATCAACCGGCATGCCAGTGAAAACGCGCCCAGCCATAGGCATATTGGCGGATGGATGATTTGAACCATTCAAACGCCAGTAGAGCGATGATAATTGGCCAAGGTCAGCAACGAGTGAACGAATCTGCGCCAGGGAAACCGGTTGATCGTCATTCTCGGCATCGGGAATGCCGTTGATTGCATTGCCAAGCATATCCAAGACGCCGCCCATCGAGGCGCCATTCAACGAGGCATAGCCAGCACCCATGCCAGGCACCACCATGATATGCACCACGTCACCCATGCGCACCGGACGCGGAAAGGTTGGCTGCACCGTCGTTCCATTTACCCAGGTGGCCGGGTACTCATTTCCATTCAGGGTGCAAAACAGACCGTGCGTAGCAGTGTCGTACGTAGCGCCAAGGGTGTAGGTCGTTTCGCCGCCAATGGGCAAAAAACGATTCAGGCCAGGGAACAATAATTGCTCCATGACGCGGGTTAATGTTTTTTGCAAAAAGCGATCAGCGGCCATCAGACCTCCCCAATGAATGACAAAGCATCCAATCTCCAATCCGAACTAGCGTTTGGGTCGTGAATTGTCAAATCCCAACCGTAGGCGCGTCCAAAAACTCTCGATCGTGCCGGCTTGCCGGCCTCGGTGCCTAAAACGCGGTCATCCCGGTCAACGCCATCGCTGGCAATACCCAAGGTCAGGGCTTCGGTTGCCTGCGCGGAAACGTGCGTTGCTTTGATCAATTGCCCGGCTGGATGGCGCATGGTTTCTAATTGAATCGTGACAGGAATCGCGCCGCCGGCCTCGTCGGTTTCAGCCTCGTCATCCAAGCGGTAAATGTCGTCACCGCTACGGAAGTAGACTTGGCCACCGGCCTCGCACCACATGTCAACCGACACCGGCAATTCCCATGTGGTCCAGCCATTGCGGCCACCGATTTCTAACGACAAGCAATAAACCGTCGAACCGCGTGCACAATAAAACTGCTGACGCGCATCAGACCAATGCGCCGCAATACTTTCCGTTGCCAGGATATTCGCCACCAATGGATCAATGGGGTCGCCAATGTTGCCAGCGTCGGTTTCACCATCGCGCAACGTGCCCGACAACAGGCGGAAACCACCACGGCCGTAATACATCACATCGCGCCGCATCGAAACGATGGACATGGGGTGATAGCAACCGGGCCCCTTAAGTGCTACCTCAAGGAAAATAGCGGCCGGGTCGGGGTGTGGTCGCCACACCTGAATGGCATCATCGAAAAACAACGCCAACTTACCAGCCAGGTTGCCAAGCGCATTGAGGCGCGAGGACCCTTCAGCGTAGCGCGAAACATCGAGGCCATTGTCAACGTTGCTATTCGGCTCCTGCCAATTTACCCAATCTTCTAGGGCTGAATAGCGCAAGAGGCCTTGGCCAGGATCAACCGCCCATAACCGGCCTTCTGCTGAAAGAATGTCACCGCCTGGCGTAAATGGCGACGGGGCTTGCGCGCCATCATAATAAAAAGCCGGGCTGCCGTTTGAGGTGGCCAGGATAAATAATTTTCCTTCGCCATCAATTTGCACCGATTCAACGGAATCTAAAACAGCGGTATCAACGCTGGCGTATTCCGTCAGCGCAGGGGCAGGGTCAGTGACCGTATTCGGTACGATGGCCGTCACGGCGCCGCGATGGTCAAAGATGCCGCGTGAATCGGCATGCACCGTAGCGATCTTCTGCACTGCCGGCCGGCGCGACAATGATCCGGTGCCGTCCAAGACAACGTTTTCGGCAACAGCGCACACACCTGGGCGCCAGGTGCCATGCGGCTGCAAGTTAATGCCATGAAAAGGCTGCGAATTAAATTGAATCGACTGCATCTTATGGCTGCTCCGGGGCTAGGTCACGAATAAAGTTTGCAAAGAGTGAAACCCACAACTCATTGAAAAATTGTTGCTCTACAATATCTGCATCTGGTTCTTCACTTGCTAGCCAGGCCTTGAACTGGCTATATGTGGGTTCAATTGTCCCTGTTTCCATTGAACCCGAGTTATCTACGACCAGTAATATTTTATTCGCCTGGAAGGTAGCGTCTTGTGCCAATGCATTGGCCTTCACGAGGTGGAAGTGATTTTGAAGGTCCGTAAGCGTTGGCGGGCGACCTACATTGATTGCGGGGAATTCAGGCGGAGGCGATGAATAGGTAGACGGAATGCAAAACTCCCATCCGCGTACAACAATGTGACCCTTGGGAGAAATAAGACCGCTTGAAATGATGTTTCCGGCATTCTCAATAAGATTCCGATAATCAGCCAAGTCAGTCTCAAAATTAATTTGGGAATCATAATATCCCGGCTCAGACTCATCAATAAACGCAAAACAAAGCGAGTTTGGAATAAAGTACTCGATGGTACGAACATTCAGTGTTGCCCATGCTGAGACAGCGGTGTTGTGTGGTCCCGTTCCTACCAACCGATACATGTTGCCGTCATCGGCTTCGGTTGCCGGTGGCGTAGTGTAACTTTCGGTGGTACTTCCAACCGGAACAACCGTAGTCCCGCCATTGGTCCTCATTTCCCACTGAAGCGTTATCGGTGGGTCTGGTTCAGGTGGTCGAACAATGAAAGACTGAAATGTTGCCGTATTTCCCTCAAGGACCGTTTGGTCCTCTGGGTTGGTAAGGCCAAGCGTGAAGACAGGTGGCAAAGGAAAGGATATATTGGGACCGGTTATAACTGGCGGTAATGGTGGTAATGGTGGTGGGGAGGTGCCGTTGCCGCCACCGGCGTCAGGCCATTCACTGTCGCCTCCTGATCCGCCAATGCCGGCAGATCCAGGCAAAACGGGTGGATTCTCCGGGCTTTTGACCGTATCAGGTCCAAGCACGTCAGCGCCGCCACGCCTGGCCCGGATACGTTCACGCGCCAAGCGGTACCGGGCAAAAGGCAGGCGCCGCTCCCGCCCTGGCATTAGTAGCGTTTCCTGCCAGGTAAATGAATGACGCGGGGGAATTGACCGTGACGGGTGCGCAGTTTACTCATGTATTTCGCTAGGCCGGCAGTTTCAGCCGGGAGGCGAGAAGGCGCTAGGATGGCAGCCAGGCGAATGCGCGCCGCCTTGACTGCCGCATAAAAATCAACGGGTATTTCATCGGTTTGCGTTGCCAATTCAGGCAATTCAACTTGATAACGCACCGTCATGTAGCCGATTGAATCAGATAACGCACGTAGGAAGGCGACCAGAACCGGCTTGAGGGTGGTCGTTAATGTTGCATCGGTTTGACCGTCAGTGTGCACCGTGACCGTTGGTGCCTCGACATACCCCCAGCCAGGATGCTGCACACTGCCACCGGTTACAACGCCGCCGACAATGGAAATATCAACAATGCCGCCCATGCCAATATCAGGCGCCTCGGTCGTAATGGTTGCTAATTCCGTCTGGCCGGCACCGGGTTGATCAACCGTGACTGTCGCAATTCCAAGCGAATTGGAAAAATAAAATTCTTCAGGAAAAGCCGACTCTCCCGCGTTGAGTGGGAAAGTCGGCTCTCGTCTGATAACAGGGTATCTGCGGCCATCGCTATCGGTGAACACCATGCGAACGCTGTCAGGTACGACATTGGCCGGGAGGTTGATCCCTGTCTGACCAATTTCGACCGTTACGGCGCTGGTATATTCCTCAGCAAGCCAGCGTTCCTCCACCTCAAGTTCACGGATGGCCTCAACAGTTGCCTGCTCTGCCATCTGCAACACTTCAGGGTTGGTGCTGTTTTCTGCCCATTCGCCTAAACCAACGAGCGCGCTTTGCATGACGTCACCGACAGTTTTTGGCATACTTATTCCCCGGCCTCAATCGCCGCTTGGCAGGCAGCAATGAGTTTTTTCGAACGCGCAGGACCAAGGCCCTTCGCATCAACCGCGTCCAGCTGCTCAACAGTCAAGCCGGCAACGATTTCCTTGGTGACATACCCAGCCTGGCGGAAACCAAGGAACCAGTCTTCGTCAAGCAAATCGCCAAGGAATTCATCAAGCAACGGCAAGTCGTCCGTTGGTTGAAACTCATCAGTTTCAGCCGATTTCTGTTTTTCTTCCAGGCCGGCAGGGATAATGCGCAGAGACATTTTATTACCGCTGCCGCCTTCCATGACTTCATAACGCCGGCCGATTTCAGCCACTTCAGCAAACGCCTTCGCAAACGCTTCAATAGTCGGGTAAATCAGCTCGACAATCTGCGAATCATAGTTGACCATCAGGCGGTCATACTCTTCGGCCACTGTCACCTGCGCAGCGAAATAACGCGGCATATCAGGATTGTAATCAACAATCTTACGTCCCTGATAATCAAGACCCGTTTCGTTGCTGAAAGCGGTGCGAAGAATCGGCGCCACGTACTCAGGCTCGACGTAGTTTCGTGAGGTTGAACCCGGATCAGGTGGATTAATGCGTAATGCCACCTTCGGGATTAAATAGGATTCTGCAAAATCAATGTCCATGTGTGCTCCTTGTGCTCATGGGATAGGTGGGCTCTCCATTGAAAAAACCCGCGCCGCCAAGGAGAACCCGAATCGGGACGGCGCGGGTTAATCCGCACAAGCGGGGACTAGGCCGCAGCTACAATGCCGTTGGCGCGGAGGCCGTCGTTGTAGATGCGATAGGTACCATCAATGTGGAATTGGCTGATACGCTGGTTGCTTGGATCGGCCGGCATGGTCGTGATCTCATCAAGGCCAGGCTGGCATTCGAAATGCCAGGTCTGTTCATTGAGGAGGTAGCAACGGTTGGTGAATGGCACCAAGTCAGGGACTGGATAACCAGAACCGGCATTGCTGACGGTGATTTCAGCAAGCTGACCAATGCGAACGTCGTCACCTTCAACCTGGCTCAGGCCGCCACCGCTTGATGCGCTGTAGACCGTCGCGGATGCAACGGCACCGGAACCGCCACCAGAAGTGGCAAAGGTGATGGTTGGGGCGCTGGTGTAGCCTTCGCCACGATCAGTGATCGCGATGCCTGCTACGGTGCCATCAGAAGCGATGTAAACGACGCCCTTGGCTTGGCGCGTTGCGCTGCCGCCACTGAAAGTTGCCGTTACAACGGTTTGCCCAGGTAAGCCCTGCTCGGCCGAGAAGCGATCATCCATTTGATCAAGCGTTGGGTCATGAATTAACTTCACGCCTTTGTACGAGTGACCAGTGAAGCCAACGTCAATCTTACCTGCTTTAGCAGCCTCAGTATTGAACGACAGGCCGTTGTTGACCAGCCAGGCCTCGTAACGCTCAATAAAGTACCAACCACACAGGCCAATGCTGGTCTTGCCTTTGATGCCGGTTTTGCCGGTATAAAGGGCAGTGTCCTTCATCACGCGCTGCATGCCTTGACGCAAGGTGCCGCCTGCGCCGCTGGTCAATCCAACCGCAACCGGGCTTTGCAAGATAACCTGCGAAGAACGATCGTGGCCAGCATAGTTGCCAGCAAACGGGTTGATTGGTAGAATGGCGTTCAAACCAACCGGCTCATTGTCGTTCGAGCCTTGACGGTGTAAAAGCGCGTCGTGGTCGTCACGCCAGGCCCATTGCGCGTCATCAAGATCTTCACGAACCTTGTGAATAAGACGCTTGGCATCGCCACGAGTCATTTCACTGAGGCGGCTCTGTGGGGTGCCTTGGCCGTTCGGGATGATGGTAAAGCCGTGCTGCTTGTACTCGTCATGCTCGATTTCGACGGCCATGACAAGGTTGTAGTAAGCGTGCTCGGTGTTGATGCCTGAACGGTTTGGTGTGGCACTGAAAGTGTCTTTACCGCGCCATGCGGTCACTTTCAGATTGCTGCGGGTTTTGAGTTTCACCTCTTTTTTATCGCCAGTAAAGCCAACGGCTTTTTTACGGCGTTGCAGCATGTCATAGAACGGCTTGGAAGCGCGATCTTGTGGGGTGGGTTTCATGTTCGCTTGGGTGCGATGGGTGGAAAAAAGGATGTTGGAAATTTGATCCGTGCTGATGAGTATCGTCATGGTAGTCTCCGTTTCTGTGAGCGGTGAACGCCGTCCACAGAAACGGGACCGGCATTCGGGTTAGCGGCGGCCTCCCATAGACATGACTGAATTGATCAGCTTGTCTTCTTCGGAAACCGTGGTTTTCGTGGTTTTTGTGCGGTGCGGTTGCTGACCTCGCGGCCGTTGCTGACGTGACGGTTTCACAGCGTTCCAAGCGCGTTGTGCGGCGGCTGCCCGTTGGGCTGGCTCGATGTATCCACCGGCTAAAGCAACCAGTTGTGCCATCTCTTGTTGAAAACGCTCGGTGTAGACCTTTTGATCGGTCGCCGGCATGCGGTTCAACTCGTTCAACACGGGTGCAATTGCGGCCTGATGGCTTTGCTCATCAATGGCGTGCATTTGCTGTTGCTGCTCAGGCGTCATTTGCGGCTGTGCCGGTGGCATCTGCTGCGGTGGCGCCTGCGGTGCGGCTTGTTGCTGTCCCTGTCCAGGGGCTTGATTCACGTTTTGTGGACCCTGATTGCCGATAAGGGCGCGCAGGGCGTCAAAGTCAAAGTCTTCTTCGACTTTGTCGATCGCTGCTCGCAAGACTTCGTGGTCAATCGCGTTTTGCGGCGCCGGGGCTTGGTAGCCACTTTGCTGCAAGATACCCGCCAGGGCTTCAATGCCTTGGGGGTCGCCATTGACCGCTTTGCCTAACATTTCAAAGGCATGGTCAGCAACTTCAGGATTGAGCCCGTACTTTGAGGCAACGGCCTTGGCCGTCGTGCCTTGCAAGGTTTCAATCTCTTTGCGCAACGTTTTATTGGTTTTTTCCAGTTTCCGGTTCAGCTTCCGGGCGGATGGATGCCAACGGCGTTTTTCCTCGTCTGATACAGAAGATTCCTCTTCTCCATCATTTCCAGTTTCGTCGTTTGTGTCCTCGTCGCCTGGCGCTTCTTCGGCCTCTGGTTGGCCATCGTCCGATTCCTCGGCTTGCGCATCATCTTGGCTTGGTTCGCTCGTATCGTCGTTGTCAGCGGTGCCAGTGAGTTCATCAATAAGCGATTCGTCAGCTGCATCGGCATCAGCCGTTGCGTTGTCTGATTCGTGCTCTGCACCGTCGCCATCGGCCGCTGTATCGACCGGCTCATCTTGCAATGGCTCCTCTTGCTCTGGAAGCAAGTGGCCTTCATCGTCAAGCGTTGGGTTCTCCATAGTCATGGGTGAGTCCTTTGTCAACCGCCAGGGTTCGGGTTCGTGGGTTCAGCCGCAGCAAGTGGCGGTTCACCCTGCTGAGACATGTCTTGATTTTGTGGACCGGCTGCACCTAAAGGTGGTGCGGATTGCATGCCGGGAGGCTGGTAAACGTTCATGGCGCCAGGTTGGCCTGGCAACGTGCCGACTGGCAATTGCGCTGGCATGTGTTCGGCAGGATTCAGCGGCGTCACAACATCATCAGCCTTCCCAAGCCCGGCCTCGTCAAACATCCGTTCGGTTAGCTTCACAGCGTCGATCGCTACCGGGTTGTTCGACATCGAGTTCGCGGCCTGAATAAACTGCGGCAAGGCCTGGAAGGCAGCGATAACCTTTTGCATGTCCGGTTTTTCACTGGCGCTAGCAGAAACATTGATCGACATGCCATAGACCAATTGTTGAATGCCAACCGTTGGCCAGATTGCACCGGGACCGGCAATAATACGCGCATATTCCGGGTCAAACGCCTGCGAAGCGTAATGAATGATCATCGAAAAAATTGCTGTAATCGCCTTCTCGATGTTTTGCTCGGCCACGCCGGCTTGCTGTTCCATATTGGCACTGGCTTCTTTGACCTCGGCCGCGAATTCCGCGGCACCGGTTACGCCAGTTGCCTGCTGCGGGGCGCCAATAGCTGCCTGTAAATCACGGTGGGCCCGTGAATCATCATACAGCTGCTCGTTGATCTGCCCCATCGACATGGGGTAAATACCTTTTTTCAGGTCTTCCAGCGAATTAACGACAATGGCTTGCAGGGGGCGTGAGTTTTCAAGAACCGTTGTGAATTCCTCTTCATCCTCGACCAATGACTTATCAATAAATACACGCGGCTGCGATTTGTTCACCGCATCACGGCGATCACTGCGCGTGCTGTTGATTTCTTCCTGCAATAGCTTGCCAAGCTGAACGGAAGACAGCGGGAATAACCGGCGCGAAACTGTGTTATGATAGACCGGAACCACGCTGAAAAACTTCGGCCAAGCCAATTCCATCACCTCATCAACCAGAAAACGATCAAGCCCGTCGCACCAGATATAACGGCGGTGGGTTGCCCGGTCCTCTCGCTCCCAGACCGCAATTAAGCCCGCTTTCTTGAAAGTTTGCGCATCGCTGGCGCCTTCCTCTTCCGGGTTGGTATCGCTTTGATCGCCTTCCTCCTTGTTGTTGTGCATTTCACGCAACGTCTTGGCCTCTTCGGCGGTCATCGCGTAACGGTCGGCAATCTCTTCAGGAGTGTACCAATAGCGATACGTGAATTGCCCGGACAGATAATACCGGCGAATATCGCGCACAGAATTCATATCAAAGAAAACGTCTTCAGGCCGCAACGTGTCGATCTGAACGCCGCGAAAGGTGGGCAATTCGGCTTGGCCACTGACAGCGGCCATCTTTGGATCGGCAGCTAACGCTTGCATAGCGCCATTGCGCGGGTCGCCTTCCATGAGTCCCATCTGCATGAGCGCGGCTTGCTCGGCAACGTAATCAGCCACACGTACCAACTCGCCAAACTCTTCGCTCTCTTCATCGAAATGACCAGCGGCCAATTCCATTTCCAGGCGGCGCAGGCGATCAATGTTATCATTCAGACTGCCAACCGCAGGATGACCAAGGGGGTCACGCGACCGGTCTTCAATCCACGTACAACGCACCCAAGAAATACCGCAAGTATCAGCATCCTGAACCGCTTCTTGAAAGGCCTCTTCACCATCGCCCAATTCAAAGAGACGCTGTGCAACGCATTCCATTGTTTCCGCAAAAGTTGCGGCGGTTTGAATCATCAATGGATCAGCGCCGATCAACCGGCCTGGCTTAATGGCCAGTTGCGGCTGGCTGGGGTTGATTTTCCCCAACTTGGCTTGCTGGTACCGATAGAGCCAGTTTGTCTCTACGATCGCATCAGGGTCCTCGCTGCCTTCGCCCGGCGTCTCTTTGTTCATGTACCGTGCATCGGCACCAAACTGATCGTAAAACTTTTGCGCCCATCCCGGCACTCGCGTTTCCTGCCGAAACCGATTCAACAGCATTTGCTCTTCTGGGATTTCCTCAACGTCCTCGGTAAGAACTTCCGACATGCCTTCTGATGGTCCCATAATAATTACTCCTCGTCTTCTCGTCGTTTTCTTACTGGTTGTGATGGCGCAGGGTGGGCCGGCGTCGGTTGTGGCGGCTGCGCATGACGCGCCCGCTGGTAAAAATACGACATAGCCGCGCCGCCAACCAACGTCACCGCCTCAGTCAATCCCGGCGGCAATCCACTGGATGCAGCAACCTGGCCAACCACACGCATGCCGTCCTGCGCCATTTGCACTTCTGTTTGTGATGAGGTCGTTTTACCCTCAATCGTATGTCGCCGCGTCGTCAACTCGACAATGTTCCCATCTGGCGCTATTTCCTGCCGTGTTTCCACTTCAATGACTTCACGCTTTTCCTGCGACCGCGAATTAACGCAGCCGGCAAGGAAAAAGGCGCAAATAATGAGGGGATAACGGTGCATCAGTGCGTGTGCTCCGGGTTCCAATAGTCGTGATGATCCCAGCCGGTATCAAATCCCTCACCTTTGAGCTGACGTAGGGTCTCTCCAATCAGCCGGCCTAACTCAGGATCACCGCCCGCATTATAGTAGAGCAAGTACATTGCCTCGTGGATCGCTGTCGCTTTCATCTGTCGAGAGGTTTGCCCTATGGCCAGTTCAATACCTCGTTCTGAGCTGAAGAAACCGTAAACCTGCCTATGATTGTGGTGCTCACTGGTTTGATCCGTGAGCGCCGACATGCCACGCATGGTTACCGGAACTTCTGCGCCAGGATTGAGCTGCTTGCGGTAACCACCACAACCAACCGAGAACAAGCAGGCCAACAGGATCAGAAGCGCTTTCATGATCATGCGCGTGTCGGCCTTCCGTCCGTATAAACCAGGTCGTTGTTGACATCGAGTTGATAGCGAACCCCATTGGTGCCCATGATCACGTTTGCCGCGCCTTGCATGTACGTGGCTTTAAGATCGTCCTCCGTCACGCCCTCGGGCAGGCCGCCTGGATGGTAATTGGCAGATACGACACCGTTTAGAAATCGATCCTGAGCCAATCGGTTGCCAAGGTGAAGCACTCCCGAAAAAACCTCGTTCGTTGGCACGGTGAATGTGCTGCCGTCCGGTGCGGTGAAGATTGCATTGGTTCCATCCAGTTCAGCCAAGCAGACAATTGGCCTTATTTTGTCCCATCCGCTTGCTGTCTGTTCTGCCCTAGCGCCGCCGCCCGTGATGAAGCCAACGTTACCATTAGTCGCCAAATACTCCAAACGCTTGCCTGTGCTCGTTGGCGAGGTTTCGAGGAAACGTGGCGCGGTGGATGGTCCAGCAAAGGAGGGATGCCACCCAAGGAAAACACAGCAACTAATTAAGCCCTTGCCATCGCCCCATGGCACGTTTTGAAACTGCACGTTGTCAGAACCGTAAGAAGCACCGGCCGGTGATCCGGATACAAGGCCATATTTGATTGAGGGGTTTCTAACTAAAATAGCTGATTCGCCGTCACCCTCATAAACATAGTTGCCGCTTTTGACAAAAAGCACCTTACAGTTGTTCGTGTATGCCCCAATACCTGAATAGGTGATAACCGTAAATCGCCACCAACCATCACCTAAATCTTCAGCAGTGGTTTCATCAAAGCTAGTGTGTCCCGTGATTTTCGATCCATCGGACAAACTAAAGTTTGCTGTAGCGAATTGAACATCGGCAGGCATTTGCAGGCCAATCGCTTCGACTCCATCGGATTTTACTTCAACAGAAAAGGTACATGGCAATCCATCGGCAATGCCTCGCCTAAAGTCAACAAGCTTCTGATTTGTGCTGCCTACTTTTTCTACTGCTCTGATCGTGCCTTGACCTGCATTGTAGTCATCAATCGCCTGATAATCCCATTCTGGGTTGTCGGCCTCTTCCTTAAATCCAGCCAAGGTCGAAGGGGTGGCAAGGGTTGGGTAGCCGGTGTCAGTAACCCGCATGTTGTGTTCAATTTCGATGGTCGCGTCAGATAAACCCGAGGATCTGAACATGATCCGATCAGTGACATCGGATGAGCCCACAAAAGCGTCAATCGTTGTCCATTCATTCAGAACAAGGCTGTCTAATGAGAACAGGGTGCCCGTCGTGTTTGAACCGTTCCGGAAACCAAAATAGCTTGAAGCTGTTTGGAAGCTGCCAGAAACGAGTCTGACCCGACATCGAGCCCACCGGCTGCCGGTGCGCGGATCGAGAGCAAACTGCCACACAACTGCGTCACCCGTAAATCTTAGTCGCGTGATCCCATTGCCTAAATCGGTCTTTGCAACATCGCCACCACCATTTTCGGCCCAACCTGTTATGGTATCGGTTGGCACCAAGTTCGTCTCGCCCTGATAAACGCTCACAAAATCCAAAAAACCAGACTTGCGAGCATCTGCCGTATCGTCCGGAACATCAGGCATGCTAGCAAAAGCAGAAGCACGGCCGCCAGTTCGGCTGACCGTCAGCATGGCTGGATTGGTGAGACTGATCGCGCCTGCGAGGGGGTTGCCCTCCCTTTGAACGAAAGGTCCCCGTAAAACCGGCTTCAGGAGCGAATTAACCAAAGGCCCTCTTAAAACCACAGTGTTACCCCAGAATTATTTACACCGGTCACAAAGCGAACGGTGTCCATTGATCCCTCAATGATGTTTTCCCCGGCTGCAAGAACGACTCCCGCGTCTTTCCATAAACCGCTGGCCGTTTTCCGCTCAACGCGAATGGCGGCGGTGTCCACATCGCCTTCAGCATTCACCGCTAGGCCGCTGTGATGCGCTGCTACGACAGGTGATACCTCGCCGGCTACGCTGGTTGTCCAATGGGTCTTCATGATTTCCCCTTTTCGTTTTTAAGGATTTCTTTGAGCAGGTCGTGTTGCGCCTGCATGGTGTTTTCCATCGACTGCAATAGCTGCGTGACTTCAGCCTTATGGATCAGCAATTCGTGCGTGTCTTTTTGAATTTTCTCAGTTAGGCCCTTGCATTCCTTCTGCACCGTTGCGATCTGCCCAAGCACCTCGGTGCGCGCCGCCTCAAGTCGCAGCATCGTGTAGGCGTCCTGTTGCTTCAGGTCTTCATCAGCCTTCTGCAATGCCTCGATGTCCTTATCTTGCTCGGTTTCCCGTGCCACCATCTGCGCACCGATAACCAATACGCTGATAATCACGCCAATAACCGTACAGGCACCAACAATACTTGCGCCAACCCACATAAGCGGCACAGACGTCCTCTGATCAACCGACTGCATGCCCGTCGTGCTATTTCCCTGCAAATCTGTCATGATAACGACGCTCCATATCTGCGCGCAATAACCTTGGTGCCGGCAGGTGGGTTAAATCCTGGCGTAGCAAGGTTGATCGTGGTGAAGTCTGTTTGCCCGCCGGTTTCACGCGCTGCATGAATGTTGCGCGCATAGGGGATTCCCGGCGAATCCTGCGAAAACGATTCAACGTGATTGACTTGGTATCCTGCCGCTATGCGCAAGTGAGCCCTGGCAAAGGATACCAACTCATTCCCAAGGCGGAAACTTCCACCAAACGACTGCGACTCTCCGGCCTCGACAAATCCATTGGCTGATCCGTAGCGCGCTGACGAATAATTGGCTGCGCTGGTATCGCCATCAAAAAAGATCTGCAATTCCCCTGTCGTCCCGCTCGGCGGCGCTTCAAACACCAGCTGCAATTCCTCAACAGGCTGGGCCAGCGTGATTGAACCAGAATTAACCGTCCCGTCGAATTCAAATTCCCCAAGGTCGAGTTGATTCAGGGGGGCTGATCCTGTCGTGAAAACGGACCCGCCAGGGATGAACCACGCATGCGATGCGCTGGCAAACGTAGCGGTAACGGTTCCATTAATGCCTGTGTAACGCAATTCAAAAGTCTGTGGTCCGGTTGTGGCATCTACCAGACAGGTGGCATGGCTGGAGAGGCCTTGAGAATATGAGGCCGTATTAGCCAGGAGCGCCGCGCTAGCTCCGACAAATTCGCCCCTGGTTACATTATACCATCGCACATACGCTTCATCATTCGAGCCAGTAAAGTCCACCCTAGGAGACCCTGACAACACGCCCTTGCTGCCCGCTTGAATAGTTATTTGATTGTTTTCTAGCGAAATACCTTGACTGTCATCGTCGAGCACGTTAAACGGTACGGCACCGCCAACCGTTGCGTCTGTGAGGTCGGTCGGGCTTACCAGTACCAGCCCCATAGCCGCGTCCATCGGCAGCGCCACCTTGCCGCCTTCTTGAGTCAGTTCCGCCCAAGTCCATTCTGGCTGCCATCTCAGGTTGAAGTTTTCAGCAGCGAAGCACCAAATCTCTACGTAATCCCCTGGCTCAAGGTCCAAGAGCGGGCTGGTTCCGCTGACTATGGCAAAGGAGTAGTTTACAACATCAGCCGCACCAATGTCATAAACCGCTTTTCGCGTTCCCGTGCTGTCGTAGACATCCACAAAAATGGACAGATCAGATACGTCATCGGTGCCAGTCGAAATCACGGCAGTGAGCCTGCCTGTGAATTTCCGGGTTGCCACCCATCTATTTAGAGCTGGGTCGAATGTAGCTGGGAATCCATCAGTCTGTTTTCCGATCAAACCGAGCGGTATTTTTTCAATCGTCCACGCGGTGCCAATCGAGACCTCTGAAACAGAGTCAAGATGGACGCGGCTTCGCGGTGGTTCGGCCTCGGGAATAACCACATCCCCGCCAACAACCGATAACTCTGCCCAGCTATGACCAGGAAGAGGGTTCCATGTTCCCGTATCTGTTGTGAAAGCTGATATGAATACATAGTCACCGGTATTGCATTGGAAAACTGGTGATATTCCTGGGGTTGATCCGTATGCCTGATTGGCTTCTTGAACACTTAAAACGTAGCCTTCGTTTGTCTGGGTCGCTGCCTGAAACCGCGTCCCAAACGTTTCGAACCTGCCGACAGAATCAGCAGCGATTCTTACAGCCACACGCAGGCGTACCGAACATGGCTTAGTAATGTCCCAGCGGTTTTCTGCCGAGTTCCAGTGGAAGGGCGCTGAGTCCGTTTCGTCGATAATATTATCGAATGCGATGGGTTCGATGATTCCATTTGCCAAGGGGAGATTGACGCCTTGTTGATCGACTAAACTGCGGCTCGCATTCGTCACAACTCGCCCGACGTCCGGCGTCGTCAATATCGTCCGATCATTCGCAGCATCATCGACCGGCTTGACGATCCCGGTGGCCTGCAATTTCGACCGCTGCGGCAAATCTTTGCCGTCCTCGTCCTGGATCGTGTGGCCAACATTCCCACCACCCGACTGCGGAAACGCCACATACAAATAATCGCCATTGGCCAGGTTGGTAATATCCTTCCAGCCCTTGCTTGGATTCCCGCAGCGAATCTCGGCCCATGTCCCATTGTCAAAAACATCAGTGACGGTGTATGTCACGTTTATATTGCGATCGCTGTCCGTATAGAATTGAACTAAATCGCCAACGGCCAAAGCGGTTATTGCGTTGCTCGACGCATCCGTGCCGCCAAGCGAGGGGGTTTTACTGATAAAAAACTGACTTTCTTCAAAAGACGCAAAGGGGCTTGCAACATTCCCGCTGCCAGGATCAGCAATCACTGCATCGAGCACAACCTGCCACGCATCATCACCAGCCGGCACCACGCTGTTACCTGTCTGCCCGCCGTTGCCTGCCCCAATGTTGCCTTGCAGGTAATCTTGCAGCATCGCATGCAGCTGATCGGCCGACACTTCAACGCCGGCCTCTGTGCGCAATTCAGTATCTCGGTTACGACTGTGCGAAACGTCCTGTAATGCCAAAATATCGGCCTCTAACTGCGATAAATCGACCTCGGCGCCCTGCCCTGCCTCTAACGCATCAAGCCTCGCGTTGATTGCCTCAAAACGATCCTCAAGCGAATTGATCATCGCCTGGTCGTCTGGATCAATGCCAGTCGCTAGTTCAACCGCGGCTTGCAGGTCCGCAATGAGCCTACGCAGGTCCGCATGGGCGCCCTTGTCCTGCTCATGCTGCCGTAGTGCTTCTGCTTCCTGGCGTCCACGCATTGTGGACCCATACACATGTGCGCGTGAAAGTGCAAGTCCTACCTGCGCGCTCTGCCAAGTGCCTTGATCTTACGATCAAACGCGCTGCCCCGTTTCTTGAGTTCACGTTGTCGCAATTTGAAGTCAGGCACCGTTGAGGGGGCCCGTTCAACTTGCTTGTGTGGCGTTCGCATCTTATCGACTTTCCGCGCCAAGATGCCGGCAGAGTCAACAATGTCGTCCCGGCCGTCGTCCTCGCCGTTGAATTGCCAAAACTCATCCCGCATTTCTGGCCACCACGGCACGTTTTCAGGCACGCAGAAGTTGCCAGCACCGACTAGACCAACCAGCGTTGTTGCCTTGGCTGCCTTATCGCCACCGGCATGGCTGATAATTTCATACTGCACGCCTGGGCAGCGTTTCATCAACTCCTCGCGCAAAAACGGCTCTAAAGCCCTGCCTCCGGGCCCACCCTCAAGCAACACGCACCGCACTTTGTGCTGAATCACCAATTCAACGATGCGATCAATCAACTCATTCGGCTCAAGGTGATCAGCCTCCATGTGCGTACACCACACGCGCTCTGTCTCATCCATACCGCCTATCGTAATCGCTGATCTATCTCGCCGCTCACGATCTTTCCCGGTGAACGCCGGGTCACATGCCAGGTACTTCACGCCAATCGGTACCTGCGCCATCCGCAGAATCTTATCAGGGTCCAATATCCCGCCGCTGGCCGCAATATCCCATCGCCCATTTAGCCAGGCCTCGACTAGCCACTCTGGCCCGGACGCACGAATCCGCCCGATGTACGTCGGATCATTCTCCATCAGGATTTTATTATCCGTCACTTTAGATGGAATATACACCACATAGGGGGGCGCCTGACCCTCAACCGCAGCCTTTTTGTCGATCCACGGCACCAACGGTTCTTTGCCGTCGATATAACGCTCCCGCAGCCATTGATGGCCAGGGCCGCCGGGGTTTGCTGTGAGAATCAACCGCGTCGGCACGCCGCGCGTCGAGCGCATTGCCGCCCTCAGCAAATTAATGACGCCATCAGTCGCATAGGTGCCAGCCTCATCGACTGCCACCCATGACAGCGACCGGCCTTGATACTTCATCGCATCGCGAGGTTTATCCAGATACCGCATCCGCAGGCGCGCCCCGTTCGGGAACCGCCACGTCTTTGCTTGTTTCTCGTATTTAGCGCCCAATGGCTCGTAAATCTCATACGACCGATCGATCAATTCCTCCAGCTCGGTCATGTCCCGGCGGAAAATCAGACCATTCGCGCCCGCTCCATACCGCAGCGCATAAACTGCAAAATCTCCCAGAATCGCATCAGTCTTCCCGCCGCCGCGAGCGCCGCCAAACAGTATTTCGCTACATGGACACGCCAGCAGCCAGGTTTGTGGCCCGGCCTGCGCACTCCACACTACGTTGCCTTGTGGTGTGGTTGCAATCATAGGTCTTCAGCCTTTTTTACGGCAGCAAACCGCTTGTCGCTCTGAATCAACGCTGCAACCAATTCATCCGGGTTCTTCGCACGATCAATGATCTGCATATCCTGCGGGTGAAAGTTCCGCGCCCCGTTCTCGTCGATAAACACAATTGCGCCGCACTTATTCACGGTAGGCGACATGCTTGGTAGCAATTTATCGTGCTTTTCAGCGTCATAGATCGCACTGGCACACCCTTGGTAATGCCAGTTGATGATTCGCTGTTTTCGTTCTGGATTAAACGCCATTCGTCTCTCCTTGCGCAATTCTCACGGCATTCTGCCAGTCTAATGGATCGCCAACTCTTGCCGGTGCCTCGATAACTTTGGCGCTGTCCTGGCCCTTCTGCTTCGCGTCTCGCTCGGCCTCGGCCTCTTTGCGCAGCGTCACATGCAGGTCGGCCAGGTGCTTTGCCGCCTTGGTTCGTTCATTCAGGTTTGACGGCACCTCGATCGCCATGCCATCGCAGACCGTGATGTCTTTCACTTGGCCGCGCATTACCTTGGTCAGGTAATCGCCAACCTCATTCAGGTCGGCCACCCTCCCGGCTGCTGCCTGGTTGACCTCACGAATCTCGCTATTGATCTGGTTTTGCTCTTCACGTAGCGCCTGCCTTCGCGCTGTTTCGATCGCTGCTTCCACGTCGGCCGCCACCAGTTTCAGCACAGCGGCCATTCTCGGCTTATTGACCGCGTTCACCAATGCGGGACGTGTTACTCCCTGTTCTTCCGCGACCTCTTTCAGCGCATGTGCATTCGTCGGCCATCCCGCTCGGATCAACAGCGTGATGCGATGGCGCTGTCCCTGCGTCAGTTTTTGCATCTCCGCAATTGTAGGGGGTGTTAGCGGGCCATCGCTCATTTCCCCCATATACACAAGGGTTCGTGAATTGGCAAGCCTCCTTGAAACCCCTGAAACCCCCACTCAAACCCCACAAAAAACCCCGCCACATTGACGGGGTTAGCGAGGCTGCACCTACAACCTGGGTTAGCGAGGTGTCTCGCTAAACAAGTGTTGGGCGTCAATATTTACTAAGAAGTTCGCCGGTTTATTCCGAATCAACTTGTAATTGGTTTCCCGATATTCGACTCCCTACTTCATTGGGCTAAATCCTGGCTTCCCACCTTTAAATCTTGGCCATCAACTTGCTCATCAACCGCCCATTACCTGACCACTCATCAACATTTGGTGACTCGTACCCAGGGCTGACTGGCTAAAATTGATTGCAAACCGTAGGACGCAGCCGAAGGTAGACGGATACTTCGAAATTGCGGATCATTGGCACATCCATCCGGTGGTTCCAAACGCATTCAAGCTACGCCCAACACGGGTTTACAGAAAACGGGAGCCCCTAGCGATGCTTTGTAACTTGGATACGCAATCTTCAAACCATCGGTATGTGGGTCGCCTTCGGCGCCATTATCCACATGCCTATCTTCCAATCAGCCTGACACAGACCGTGTCGGGGCCCCCTGAAACTGAACGTTGGGCAACCAAACTAAACCGATATAGAAAGATTCAAGATGAAGAAAGCAATAAAATACTACTTGATAGGAACATCCATCTTCTTCCATGCGATCATATTAATATCCTTGTTCTGGATTATTCCATTCTTCAATAATGCCTCTACTGCTGGAAAATCATGGGCAGAATCCGCCATGAATCCCGACAAAGGTATTATCGAAGACGTTTCAACCCTGGAACAAGATGGCCTAAAGTATCAAGGGTATAAAATAAACTATAACGACAGAACACTGTATACGATGGGAACTGGAAATGATGAATTTGAAATTGGACAAACCGTGAATGTAATGGTAAATGCTCACCCCTACGGACCTTTAAAAACATTAATGGTAACAATTACTCCAGAACGGTAGCCCAACAAAGTGTTCAAGAAAACGGGAGCCACTAGCGATGTTTTCCAACTCAAGCCTTTTTAACTACAGTGCCCCGGTGGCCGTGCCGCCTACGGCGCCATTATCCGTCCACCTGCTCGCGATCAAACTTGTAAAGTTTGCCTCGTGGCCCCCTTAACGTTGACGTTGGGTTCGTTATTCGGTTGATCCATCACAGTCTATTGCATGAAGGATCGACCTAGCAAGCAATCGCGCAGCCCTGTGATCTAAGTTGACCAATGATACTGGCATGAATGAATCGACAACATTCTCGTTCCATTGTTCAAGTTGAATTTGAATGCAATTATTATCGGCATTAGTGACATTTAGATATGCCTCTCCGTAATCATCATCCGGTTCAATCCGATATTTTCGTAAACCTGCTGCTAATGGTTCTTTGGCCTGCATGTATATTGGGGACATGCAGGATATTCTGACTTGCATGTAGTGTTCCATATTTTCGTTCCTTCCGTTAATTCCACCCAACAACCGGATCAAGTCAGGCGAGCGCAGAGCGCCGCCTAATCCGTTAGGTTGGGTTACTGTAATAAATGGTATGCAACGGCTGCCTGAAGTGGCACCCATGCGTCTCCTAGTGATTCGATGCGCTTGCTCCGATCGGCCATCCCATCCACCACTCGCAAAAGTCCGGGCTCAATCGGATTCCAACTGTATGCTTGGCAGTATCGCGCAGCGGCTTCGATCGCTTTGCCGCCTGCTTCCGATAACCCTCCGCGCTGTATGGCGATTTGTAATCCGTCGCGCAAAGCGTTGGCAGAAGCTGGCGTAATTTTCCCGACAGTCGCAGTATTTTCTTCCCTCGACTGGTCGAATAGGCAATGGTTCGGCAATCCGCTGCTAGCAAGGTCGGCATACAAGAACCATCTGTCTCTTCGGTGGGGGGCTTCAACATCAGACGCGGCAATGATTCCGTCTCTTGGTCGGTAGCCTCGATTGCGAAGGTCTGCCAATACAACATCTCGCCCTTTGGTTTTGATTCTGGGGCTGTTTTCAAAGAAAATCCAGGATGGTCGAAAAGCGTCGATTGCCTGGATGCATCCTCTGTAAGTCGGGCCTGTCTCTCTTCCGCCAAGGCCCGCTCCTTCGCCTGCTGCGCTAATATCTTTACAAGAAAAACCTGCTGCGATTCCGTCCACTTTTTCATGGACTGCGGCATGCCACTCTGTACTGGCAATGTCTCCGCATACGACGGTAAGGTGTGGCCACCAGCCTGCCTTGGCTTCGCTTGCCACAGCACGACAACGCCACTCGTCGGCATCGAGGGCGAACACTGATTTCCATCCAAGGATTTCGCCGGTCCACAAGGAACCGCCTCGTCCTGAGCAAAGGTGCATGACATTCTGTTTCACTCCGTTTCCTTCGTTAAATCGTAACCCAACAACGCCGTTCAACTGGGAGCGCCTAGCGGCGCCCCGTTACCGTTGAGGTTGGGTTACTTGGTTGCCCGGTCTGCGCATTTGGTGCAATACTCTAATCCATCTCAGATGGCTGAACTTTAATCGGCCTGCGCGTTTGAGTCTTGCGGCCGTCCAAAATAGCGCGGACCATTTCGGCGTTAAATAAAATCGGTTTCTCGTTTGGCATGGTTCAACCTGACTTTTCTCTAAGTGATAACGGCTCGCACGACTTACATATTTCCAGAATATGATCTAACCATTCATGAAGCGTTTTCTTGCTACAAAACTCATGGTTGTGTGCGTGTTGCGCGATCTGTCTGACAAATTCTGACAGCGCTTCATTTCGCTTCATGATCTGTTTGCTCAACTCAATCGCCTCATCGCATTGCTGCTCACATTCGTAACCAATCTCAATGCTTTCCTTGATTACGTTGCGTTCTTCCTGGGTCAGCTGCTCCTTGTCGAGCAATGCGAGTATCGCCTTCTGCTCCCTTGATAATTCGTCTTGGCTCATGATGCGTCCTCCGTTAAAACAGGCTGCGACACCACGATTAAAACAGGCCTCCAGATTAAGCCGTTCGGTGTTGGTCGAATTTTCGCTACAGCATAACTGCCATCAGGCGCCTCGATCTGCACGCTGAAGGTTTCGTCATTGTTGCTGCTCGATAAATCAAAGGCCTCTGGCTCTGGCAATCCCGGCACTTGCTCCTGCAAAGCGGCATATGCCTGCTTGATCGTCCCGGTGACGCTTGCGTATCGCTGCACGGTCACTGTTCGGCCGTCTTTGGTTTTTGATAGTTTTGCTTCTTGAAAGCTAGTTGTTGGTTTCTTGGCGTTTACCATTGGTTCTCCTAAAAGTGCCGGTCTTTCCCGGCTGTCAGTCGCTTCCGTTTAGTGGCCTAGTGCATTGTTCGCATGCGGGGTCAGTCCGACTGCTCGACCAAATCTGTGCTACGTGCCGAAATAAAGGTGATGCATAATCGCTTTCGCGCCCATGCGCAGGATCGTTTCTTGGTACTTTTTGTGGTTTGAGTACTCGGCTTCGGTTAGGTAGACGCCGTGCATGATTTCGGGACGCTCAAAGCCAACTAAGCGGCCTTCATCAAAAAACGTCGTCGCGTCCACATGGGCCCAGCCCAATCCACGCGCCAAGGTTGAGATAACCTGCGCGACCTTCGTAAGCATTTCTAAGGTGAATCCGCTGTTACTCAGGTTTACGAGGCGCCACGTATGCGACCGTGCGTCAAAGGTGTAGGTAGTGCCTTCCGGCATTTCCTGGCGCTGCCACTCAAGGACCACTGCTAGGCGCTCGACCAACGGATACATGCCTACCGTGTTGATCCACTCAAGGTCTAGGGCGGCTTCGCCCAACCGCAGAGCGGAATCAATCAGCGCATCTTGCGATTTTTCAACCGCTTTGAATTCATCGCTCATTTTGCTGCCTTCCGCAAGGCGTTCATGGCGTCGTCCAACATGTTCAAAGCCATGCGGCCTACGGCGACATCGTTGATAACCGGGCGCACAATCGGCTCGATCTGTTCCAGCATCGCCTTGATGCGATAGCGGTCAGGGCCTTCGGACAGGCGGCGTTTTTCTTCAGCCTCTTTTGCCAATCGCTGCTGCTCTGCCAGCTGGGCCCGGCGTGTTTCGGCCTGCTCGGCTGCCAGTTTCGCCTCGGCCTTACGGCGTTCTTCCTGTTCCGCTAACCGGGCCTTACGTTCCTCGTCGGCTTTGGCTGCCAGGCGGGCCCGTTCTTCGGCATCGCGCTTTGCTTGTTCCTCGGCTGCCTTTGCTTCGGCATCGCGCTTGGCTTGGTTTTCCTTTTCGGTCTGCTCATAAGTGGCTGCAAAGTTCTTCCATTGCTCTTCGGTCATTTCCGCCAGGAAGTCATCACTATAGGTCTGCGCATCATTGCTGATCGCAAGTAGGTAGCCCCGGCGATAATCAGCCTTTTCTTTGCGCTCTTCTGCAATTCGCCGTTCCTCGGCCTTTTCAACGTCTTCAAGTTTCGCCTCAAGGCTTTTCATTTCGGCTGCAAATTGATTAAAGATCGACTGCACAACGCGGCCAACGGCAAGTGATTCAGCCTTCAGGGCTTCGCGCACTTTGTTCAGCGCAGTGCGAGCATTCTTGATAACCAGGCGATGCTCCCGCGCTTCATCTGGTGTTGGCTCAAAAGCGAGTGCTTCCTGCGCGGCCGGCACCAGTTCTTGAATCTTAGCGATATGTGGGAGGTATTTCTCCGCGATCGCTTCAATGGTCTTCGGGCTCAATAGGCCTTTGGGGTCGCAATCGGTGATGATTGCCTGCATCTGGGTTTGTGGTTCGGTTAATTCTGACATGGGGTTTCCTTGATTTGTGGTTTTCTTGTTAGTTGCTAAAAAATGACGAGAATTTTTCACCGCCGTATTGATCCGTGGTCATCGCAATCATTTCTGCAATCGTCGCCTTTTTGTCGGTGGTGAATCCCTTGGACTCAACAAAGCCGCGAACGCCGGCTGCGCATGCGCCGGTAATAGACCGATAGCATTCAACGGCTTCTTCGAAGCTAAATTGATGACTCAACTCAAGACCCTTATATCTTTCCGTTGAGCGATCTGATATTTTATAAATCAAATCCTTCTTGGCTTCATCAAGCGTATCACCGTGTGCCCACTTAGATCCGTCCGTGACGGCATATTGAATTTTAGTTTTTCCGATATTCCGAGTTCTGTAGACGCCGCCTTTGTGATCGACGACCTCCGAGAATATCCCATCGATAAGGATGTATTTACCGTTTTGCCAGCTCAGTGGATATTTCGGTTCATCAATGTGCTCTGGCTCCTCAATCTGCGTGCCGCGCAGGTCGAGATAGCCGCCAACCGTGAGACCGTCAGGCAATGCGGTGATCTGCGTGCCGCGCAGGTCGAGAGGGCCGCCAACCGTGAGACCGTCAGGGCCATCTGTGTATTCGATTTCGTATTTTTTTAGAAATTCAATTAAATTAGTCATGTTTATCTCCTTGATTTTTGTTTTTAGAAAGGTGGCATTTCGTCGTCGTAGTTATCACCGGCAGGGGGCTGCGGTGGCGATGCATCCCGCCCACGGCCACCAGATTGAGACGAATCTCCCGATTGTGGACCGTAACCGCCTGAAGAACCTTCCCGACCGCCGAGGAATTGCACCATATCTGCTGATACGCGTAGTTGGCTGCGTCTCTGGCCGGTGTTCTTGTCCGTCCACGAATCCAGCTTCAGGCGCCCTTCGCAAAGCGCCGACCGGCCTTTGGTCAGGTATTGCCCGACAAGTTCTGCGGTGCGTCCCCAGGCCTCGACCTCAACGAAGGTTGTTTCCTCCTTCTGCTGGCCGTCTGGCCCGCGGTATTTGCGATTGATCGCAAGGCTGAATTTCGCCACTGCTCGCTCATTGGTCAGGAAGCGCACTTCTGGATCTCTCGTAAGATTTCCTGCGATGATTACTTTGTTGTAGTTAACTGCCATGATGGCTCTCCGTTTCTGGGCGTTTTAAGGCCCTGTTTTGTTGATTGATGTCCTGGGTAGGGTCAACCTTAGAAAGTACGTCAGAAACGCTCCTTGGCCCCTTATTTCGGAATGAGTTCATATATTGTGAACGGTACTCGCGTTGCTTTTGCGCTTCTTTGCGTTTTCTGGCCGCATCGATGCTGTCAGCCCAGTCTACGATGATGTTCCCGAAGGTCTCTTTGAAGCGCTTGATTCCTTCAGGATCTTGGACGATCATCCGGGCCTTGCGAGCCGTCCTGCCAATGCCGACCAGAGACGCTGCGAGAGGCAAGGCCTCAAGGGCGAACGCAACTTTGTTTGCCTGCTTGATTGATTCGCACTGAGCGGCTTCGTGAAGCGTGACCATTGCGTTGGCATCGGCTGCTTCGAGTTTCCAAAGGCGAAGAACGTTGTCCGCCCATCGTTGGTCGTACGGCCCGTACGGTGAGGGAGCGTTGGAGTCGTTAGAGACACCTTCGCTGCTGTCGTTATTTTTTCTTTGAATAGCCACATTTAATCCTTGACGTCGTAGTTTTTATCAAGCCACTGAGTCGCTTGGCTCAGGTAAATCGGACCGTCTCCACGAGTTGGGTCTTTGAGCAATGAATCGTACATGTCGCAAAGCGCTCCCCATCCGTCCGAGGTGTTTCCCTCGTAGCGTCGAAACAAAGCCTCCCAGTGACGGTCCTCGTCCCGGCCAACGAAGATCCGTGGATGGGTCATCCTGAAGTCTGGCCAGTTTCTTTTTCGCTGATCAAAGTCCGGTGGTGTTTCGTTTTCACTGAAAGGATCAAAAGATCCTTGAGTGGGTGTGGGTGGGTGAACTTTTTCGCCCGTAGAGCGGGCACCCGCACGCTCTATATGATTCTGACTCTGATTCTGATTGGTTGCTGTTTCGTTGGAACGCAAAGGCAACGCCCGTTCAACACCCGTTGCTGTTTCGTTGGAACGCAAAGGCAACGCCCGTTCAACACCCGTTGCTGTTTCGTTGGAACGCAAAGGCAACGCCCGTTCAACACCCGTTGCTGTTTCGTTGGATTTTTTCTGTTTTTTGCGGTTACGCCGTGCTTCAGCCGATGCTTTGCCAGCTTTAATGGCACTTTGGTATTTCCTAGCAACATCGTCCAAATCACGATTGATCCGCTCATGTTGCCAGTGTGTTGGGGTTACGTTGAAGAAGCGTTGCAACTTGATTTCAACGGTTGTCCAACGGTCGTTGGCCAGTCGTGTAATCATTTGCAGGTCTTCCGTTGGAAGGGGTCCTCCATTCTTCCAATAGGCTAACATTAAGAGAAAGTAAGCCCCATGCTCTTCGGTGTTTAAGTGCATAGTGTCGGCCAGGTAATCGCCTGGATAGAATGGCATGTAAGCGATGCCCATCTACCTGCCTCCCTTCGCGAAGTAAATCCGAATACGGCACAATGACGACTGGCCACGCTCTTGATCTGCGCGCAGACATCCTTGCGGGAGGTACTTGGTGGTATCGTCCTCAAGTAACTTTCTCTTAACTAATGCGTCGATGATCGGCTTGCAGGCCATAACCATATTATCGACGTCATATTCGTTTGATGCCCCTGCATAAATTCTGGTGATCCACAAGGCCTTGGGTTCTGCTGTGAAATCAGGCGCAGGTAGAGCAATCGTTGAGTTGATGGCTGAACGCCACCGCCGGGCAAGGCTGCAATATTGACCCCAATGCATTCTTTTAATTTGATTGGCGCTTTTCCAGAACGGTGGTGGCACGCCAATGCTGGCGGTCATGACCGGCATGGCTGATTCGAAGTTAAAATTTATAGTTGCCATAGTTTCGCTCGCATTCCTGTGACCTGGCATTGGCCCGTGCCTGTTTTTCTGGCGTTTCTCGACAGCCATTCACTGATGAGCCCTTCATCTGGTGCCATCTCAACGAATTTTCGCGATCTGCTTTGTATCTCGCGCATAGTTAATGGTCTGTTCAGTGCTCCTTTTTTGATTTTCTTCATCAAAATATCGAGCATGTCTCTTATTGATTGGCTATCATCCACGATGGTCTCTCTCCTTCGCGACATATACCCGAGCCTTACGGCCACTGGTGGTCCTCCTGCGGGCACCACTGTCGATGATTAGCCCTTTCTCCTGAAGGTAATTACAGGCACTTGATGCGGTCTGGTGTCGCATGTTTAGCTCAATCTCAACTTCTTCGCATGTGGACCCATAGAGCCCCTTAACGCTGATCGCCTGCAGGACTGACTGACGAATGGTGCCGATGATTGGCTGGATACTTTGAAGGGCTTCTGCACTTGTATCGTTACTCATTGAGACCGACCTTTCCCGGCCTTAGTAAGGCTCATGGCCTTCGGCACCGATTTAAGAGCATCACGGGGAACATCGACGCCAAGGCTGCCCAAGTCCTTGAATCCCTTGGTGGCTGCCATGCGAATAACTGCTGGCATGATCTCTGGACGCTCTTTAACTGCAGCCTCAAGCGCATTGACCAGCGCATCTTCGTCAGCAACGCTCGTCACAGAGCCATTGCCTTGCAACTTATACCCGGCCACTTCGTTGCCCGCTTCTGCGTGTGCTTTGGTGAGTTTCTTGGTGCCATTCGCAAACTTTTCAGCAACCTTGCCGGCAGTGGCTAATTCGCCCCACTCTTCCGGGCTTGATGGTGCGCCAAACGCTTCTTGTAGCTGCATGTGTTTCTCCTGATATTCTTGGCGAACATGACAGAAAGGCGCTGCTCGACAGAAAAAGCAGGCGTCGCCGGGGATTAATTGAAGGTCTTCACTCAAAGCCGCGAACACACATGCCGCTAAATGAATGCGCATGCTTTTGAATTGGTCGCGGGTGTAGGTGATGTAAGCCAGGCGCTCGCTGACTTCGTTGAATGGCTGAACGCATGCAACGGTGATCTTGTCGGCTTCGTAGTGATCGCTTGCCATGACGGCGTAACAATCGAATTGCTCATTAAAGCCAGGCGCATCCACTTCAACGCGGCCGAACTTCCAATCGAAAAGAAAGGCGTGCGTTTCTTCGGACACAAAAACAATCACTAAATCGGGCGTGCCGCCGCGCTCGATGCCTATTGCGGTACCTTCTAATTTTTCCTCGGTGAAGATCCAATGCTCGGCGCATCGTTTAATTTGCGGCGTCACCAATTCAAGCACATGCTCCAAGCAACAGCGGCAGCAATACGCATCATAACCGCTCGACAAATTATTAATTATTTCAAAGGCTGCATCAGGATCGGCGATAAAATCGACCTCCTTGCAAACCTTTTCCATGACCCCGTGCAATTCGGTGCCGCGTTCGGCCTCCGGGCTCTCTTCGTTGAGGGGGATCAGTTTTCGCAAGATTGCTTCGGCCGTCATCATTAATGACCCAGGGCATCCGGTGACTTGTTTCATGGATGAGGGGCGCGTCAATTCGCGGACAAGTTCAGCGTGGGCAGTCATGCTTTCACCACTGCTTTCACGGCAGCAATAAAGGCCGACCGCTTTTCGTCTGCGATGTTGTGCCAGTCTGGGATTTCTTTTTTACCAAACTCGAGGCCGTATTCACGGCAGAGCGAAAGATATTTTTCCTTGTCTTGCTTATAAAGCGCCTGGGCAAATTGGTTATCTGTCTCTGGTGGCTTAGTGGAATTATTCTTTTTGGCCGCTTGTTGGCTCGCCTGGCGCTTGGCGTTCTCAAAGTTATCACGGCCTGATGTGGGGGCGCTTGCCTCGCCGTCGTCTTCATCGCCGGCTGCAATGCCACACAAAGAAGACAAGGTGTATCGCTTGGCGTAGGTGATTTCGCTTCCGACATGCTGAGCGCTGAAACTCTTTGGCGTTAATGACAGCGATGTCTCATACCATTGACCGCTACTGTGAGATAGGCGAGTATAAACCGTGACACTTTTGCTTTCAAAGTCGGTATCTGTGCCCTGGATGAATGAAATGCCGCTTGAACTCAATGGGCCTTGAATTGCTTTAATAACCGAATTGAGCGTGGCGTAACGGCTGCGCAGGTGTGGGTTGACCCCATCTAACTCTGCGGAACCCATTTGCGCCTGGGCCTTTGCAAGCGCCGCGGCGATCTCATTTGTCTCTGGTGATGTGGTAAGCATTGTCTTCTTTTTGTGCGATGGTTTACGAATCGTGGATTGATGGGGTAAAGTTTCTGCTTTGTCCTGTTGTCTTGTCAGTCTTCGGGCAAAATGCCCCTTTTAAGTGTTTCTATGTGCCAGAAGGCTCGCTTTCCTACAAATCGGCATGATTTCTTGGGAAACAACGGGTGCTCTGGACCGTTATTTTTGATATTCATTGCCTGGCGATGCATCATTGATGGTGAGAAGCCCATCTCTCTGGCTGCTTCTGGATTGGTCATCCATTGTTTCTTCATGTCTAAACTCCAATTAGCGACATCTGTCTTTACAAGAAGGTTCTTGCTATCTCGCTTCACAGTATATAAACAAAGATTCAGAATGAGGAATGGCTGGTAAAGCAGCCGTGAGGTATGCATGCAAGTTAAGTTTTTCCCAGAGTTTACC